CTTATTAAAGAGATCCATAATTAGAGGAGTCTTTTTCTCTATTTTCATTTGTAAGTCATTACTAATGGCATCTACCCAACTAGTTGCTAAAATATTAGTTTGAATATGCGACTTAACTCTTTCATCAATAATTTCATCAACTTCTTCGCATTGTTTCTGCACGGCCTCTATATGCTCAACTACATCTTTAGAAAACTCTTTAGCTTGCAAATCATTAAATAGATCTGCTAGTGAATTTACCTTAACTTCTAAATCATCAATAGAGCTAATAAATGACTTCATTAGCTTAACCGTTTGAGTATCGGTGGCAAAAGTCTGCATTAAACTTACACACTGAAAAGCGACTTCCTTAAACTTGTCAAAATTCTCAATCGCCTTATCTCTAAAACGTCTAATGACTGCACGAGCATTCATTATATCTTCAGGCGTCATATCTGGGCTATCTTTAAAAGGCGTCTTCATAATGTTTAAATGATCTGATGCTTGCATAAGCTTTTTTTCAGCAGCATTGAAATAAGTAAGTGCTTTCTCTGCCTGAACCTTTTCGGTATCAGATACATCATAACTCATTTGTATGGTGTAAGATTTCTTAATCATCAATGACCTACTTCTGAGAAGAAACCATTATAGTTTTCGGAGGGTCCGAAACCGCGCTGGCCGGCATCATTGTCAAATTCTCCAACATTGGGAACGACTGCACCCTTACTAGGATCATGCTCAAATAATGATGTATCTGGATAATTTTGTCTAGTTGGTGATTGATCATTTATTGGATTATAAACTTGATCCATTGGGGATTGTTTAGTGTGATCAAGATATGGAGCAAATGATCCTTGGTGGGCCTCATCCAAAACTCCGTCTCTGTTATCACCCTTATACTCTCGTTCATTAGAGACTATATCAGCATCATTTTTATCTTTGGAAGGTTTAGCTGCTCGAATCAACTTTTCATATAACTGAGTCACCTGAGGCGGAATACCAAGACCAAATCCTAATGATTTAGCCTCTTCAATAGCTTTTTCAGGATTTACATTAAGAAATCTACATTTAACTAGAGCTGTAGCTAAACCGGTACGATCTTTGCCTTCAAGACAATGTACGAATGTTGGGCCACCTTTTAGAAATAACTTCTTCAAATCATGTGACATAAAATTCAATATGCTTTGACGACTAAAATCAATATACACTTTAACGTGTTGGATTCCTAACAATTTGCATACGCGATCAATTTTATCGCCAGTTGTCTTATCTAAACTAACAATCTTTTTTATTCCAAGCTTCTCTTTTAGTTGTAAAACATCCATAGGAGAAGGGGCCGAGCCTCGATACATAACTCCTGGAATTACTTCTCGAAACCTTTTAATCATAGACTTTTTACCAAACTATCAAGAACTGTTCTAACATATTTCGAATCTTGATTAAATAGTACGTGTTTAACGAAAGTAATCGCCTGGCCATAAGCCGCTGCCTGTGGTAAAACCTTGGAAGATATTTCAATTTCACTTAGATTAGAAAACTTCTTTTTAAGAACTTCAGTAGCTTGCTGACGCTTCTCTGCTGGTATACGATTCATAATAAATCTTACGATATCCGATAAGTATCTACCAACTAATTCTGCATTACCCAATTCAGATATTGCAGCACTTTTAATCATAGCTTTATCAAGTTTAACTTTATATAGTTTACCAAATCTAACTACAGCCTTTTGCAGAGCAATCTTTTCTGGAGAATGTTTGCGGGCCTTAACTGCACCATCAAAATAAGCCTTGAATATCTTTAGGAAATTCTTCACCTGTTCTGGCTGTGCCTCGGAACGTAGCTTGCGCATAATTGCAGAATAAGCAAATTCATCAATACCAGTTAAATCAATAACACTATCCCTACCACCCAATGACTTGCTTTTTGCAAGCCTATTTAGGCCCTGTTGACAACTATTTTCATAGTCATCAGTCAGTTGTAGTAAAGTGTCTATATGATTCATTTCTTTAGGTACTCAGGGAATGTTTTTGCAATGTCTAAGGTTTCTTTACTGCGTAACATCATGTCTTCGATTATGCCTTTTCCATCAACTTCACTAAGTGCTCTAATGGCCCTTTCATTAATAAACATAATGTTGCCAAGCTCTAAATGTCGTGATTGATTAACAAATACGCAGCTCATAATCAAGCACTCACGATATGCGGAGATTACTTTACCACAAAATACGGCCGGATAACTTGTATTGATTTGTTCTGTGCTAACATCTTCGTATGAATCGCCAACATATACTTCGATGAATTTTCCATCAAAAATCTCGGCTATGAACTCGGCAAATGTCTTTCCGGAACCTTGAAATTGTTTTGTCAGATCTTTAATTTGATTCTCAGATACCATTTGTTTTCCTTAAATGAATTTTAGCAGGAACTTCCTGTAGTTGGTGTCGGCAGTCTTAAAACTGATTGGTTGATATGATGACTTTTTATTCATTAAACAAGTGGTAGTAATCTTAATTCCACCAATTTTAGACGTGGCATCTTGAAAAGTTTCAGCTACTGCTTCTGTCATTTGTTTGACGGCATCAAAACATTCTTGAGCTGGACCAGGAATAGAGCATTCAATCTCTACCAAATCACCATCAGTATGAGTATAAGCTGTTGCTAACAAATCTTCATCCAATGCTGAGCATAATACACGAGAGAATTCTATAGCACTGGTTTGATCTACAGCATCTACCTTAATTAGGATATCATGATTTGGCAAAGCTTTTTTGTACAATACCTTTAATGAATGATCGGTTGACGCAGTTAGCATTTTAAAGTATTTTTCCAAAATTTCCCCCAAATTGCTTGTTGATTCTGTGTTTTGAGATACTGGTTGTGGTCTTGCTATAGGGCGGGCTTTGGCCTGCTCATAACCATTAGACTTAGAAAATCTTTCATATAGTCCAACTAAAGCTTTGGTATATGCCCTCTCACTACCATCGCCATAATATCCCGCTGCTTTAAGAGATTTTGAAAATGCTGCTGGGTCTGGGTGAATAATATGTTGCCAGGCTTGAGAATAATGTTTATTACTTAATAGCTTCAAGTAATCTTTAGTGCCCTCTTTCAAATTTGAATAGGCACGAAATTTCATATCAGGAACTAAGTCATCAATATAATTGAAAGCACTGCCACCAAGAACAATATTTCCAACATTGTAATTCCACATGTTTTTTCTATTGCCTGTTTCAAGAGCATTTTGAGCTAGCAACATAGATACTTGATCTTTCCCTGGGGCAGCACCGAACATTTCTGTCCACGCCTCAATAATAGCTTGCGCCATTTGTGGCTCGGAAACAGGAGTTCTAACTTTTGCTACTTTTTTACCCATGGCAATACACCTTATCCTTTGATTTGACGAGCCAAAGAAAATAGGCTAATTGCAGTTTCAGGATCAGCGCCTTGAATTGATGCTGCGTATTTAGAAATGTAGTTGGCTAAAATGCGAGGGTCTTCTTCGCCTAATGCCTCTAGTGATTTAATGAACTTATTATAGCTTAGCTTAGTGTCTGCTGGCGCAGTCTCTGGAGGTGCTACGCTTCCTGCTGGAATAGGGTCTCTCTTAGTAATTGGTGCAGTCTCTTCAGGAGCACCGGGTGCAAATGGAGCTGACGCACCAGGAGGATTTCCACCTAATGCAGGAGTTGGTGCTACAACTGGTGGAACTGCTGGAGGTTTAGGTGTCGCACCCAATTCAGTTTTATCTGCTGGAGGAGCACTAGTTGGAGTTGGAGTAGTAGTTGGAACTTGTTGTCCAGCTTCAACTTCATCTTTTATTTTGATGAATGGAACAACTACATTAGTATAATAGGCTTTGAATCCTTTATCGCCACTATCAAACTTGTTGAACTCTATCTTAATCTTATTTGCAGCATCCATATAATCATCTGGTCTACGAATAGCGCGAGCTGTAGCCATTTGCTTGAAGCTAGAGATTACATTACTCAACATACTCTCAGCAGAGCTAATGAGACGTGCGCCGCCCTCACGTAATGCTTTAGTTTGCTTAGGATATTTCTTTTCCCAGGCACGTAAACCAAGACCACGAGTCGTTAAGAAGTTATAGTAGAAATCCATAATGCCAGCTTCTTTGATAAAATACTCTGAAGAAGATAATTCGGATTTTCTTTCCATGTGCTGTCTAAACTTATCAAACTTCTTTTTTTGCTTATCATCTAAGCCTTCAAATAAGAACTTGTGATGAATTTTGTTGATATCAACATAGAATTTATCTATTTCAACAGTCACATCATACATCTTCTTGTGAAATAGGCCTAAATCTGAGATGCCAGACATGTATTCTCTACGATTGAAATTATTGCGAGCGCTCTTTAATAACTCTTTGGCAGACTTATCAATTTCTGGAGCTTCAGCATTTCCAATCTGTGTACCAGTCAATTCTGAACGAATTTTATCGTCTAATTCCTTTAAAGATACCATTACCCTATCTAGTTCTGGTGTAAACACCTTTTCTAGATAAGAACCAGGAATATTAACGGCTTCTCTGAATTGATTGAGAATACCTCGACCTGTTTGTCTTTTGGTTTGCGAAAATTTATCCATGAGGAACCCTTTGCTTGAGTACAATAGCTAAAACTATGTGGAATTATTCACAAGTGAAGGTTATTCAAAAGATTTAGTATATCACATTGCTGGTGGAGGTGGAGGAGCACCGCCTGCGCCGCCAGAAGACGGTGGTGGAGGAGGTGGTGGCGGTGGACCACCTGATGGGCCGCCCATAGGAGGCATTGGAGGTGGTGGGCCACCTGGCATACCTAAATCTGGCATTCCGCCTAGTCCGCCGCCCATGCCGCCTGGAGCTTCGCCTGGAAGCGGAGCTTCTGCTTGGCCTGGAGCAAGTTTTGGTTCTGGAATTTCATCTTCATCATCCAAAGCTCTCAAAGAGTTCAAATCCATAGACTCTAAAGCTAATACTTCCTTCTTAGCGATAACAGTTTGAACAGTTTCTTTGCGCATCTTTCTGATTTCGTCTTGGTATTCTAGCCCTAATGAACGATACAAAGTTTGTAATGATACTCTCTTCTGATCTGGAGTATTTCCTTGAGATAGTGTCACTAAACTATTGATGTAGTCACCTGCATCGAATAGAGCCATGTGGTTCCAATCAATTTCTGGAACAATAAGTTGCTTTTCTCCACCTGAATAGTCATAAAATCCTTGGATCTTAGAGATCGGAGCGAAAATTTTGATCTTAAGCCATTGAGACATCATGTTACGGAATGACATGTAACGTTGTTTCAAAATATCAAGTGCTACACCGCCGTTTGCATAGGTAGTATCAGCTCCACCATCCATCATAACCTGTGGCACGAACAAGCCAATGAAGATTTCTTTGATAAGCTGAGTGATATCGCCTGAAATATCGTAAATTCCTTGACCATAACCAACTCTTTGAACATCAACGCCTTCATGAGTGAAGATTTTGAAGTCTTTATCATACTGAGCGTCCTCAAAAACACTTCTCCACGCTTCTAAGTCAGCAAAAGTTGGCTTATAGTCAGCGGAACCAATCTTAACAACGGTTAATGGGTTGATCATGTTGTCTGCTTGAGCGTATTTTGACTCTCTAAGCTTATCAAAAAGCATTAATTGGCGGAAAATGCAGACTGGCAAGCCAGTTCCACGAATTTCGTAAGGACTAATTCTGCGTGCCAAGTGTGATACGTGAAAATTGTCTAGTGGAATGTTCTCTCCACGTCTAACGGCATCAATGATGTGTTGATTTAGCTGCTTACGCTGCTCAATATCAGTTGGACGATTAGAAAAAATGATTTTCTTGAGGTTTTCATCGGGACGCAACATGATAATTGGCTCGCTAGCTACAACAGTTCGCTTGACAATCATAAAATCTGGGTTCTGAATATGTATGCGGCTCCACTTGCCTTTACTTTCATCCAGCTCTGCGTATACGAAAGCTTCTCCCAATAGCCAATACTCTTGAGCGATTTGAATACAAATATTCATCAAATCTATTTCTTCAATCATATCATTAAAGAACTTCTCGATGTCTTTGTTCGGACATTTGATGGACAGTTTGCTAATTGGATAAGTGCTATGTAAACTGATAGCATTATGAACGAAAGGATTTAATGCGAAAAAGCTGCGACACCAAGCATTGATGGTAGCTCTATCACGTGGTAGGTTTAAGTTGCTGTTCAGCCAAAGTGGCGAATAAACTTCTGGAGCTTGTTTTACAGAGTCTCCATGGATACCGCGGAACATTCCGCCGGAACTGCTAACTGCTTGAGCATTCTTTTGAAGTCCAACCGAAGAAACAACTCTACCAACGGCGGTTGAAGAATTTTCATCAGCCATTTGATTGTAAGTTGGTCCTGAACCATCTAGAAAATAGCCCTGTTCTACTTCATCAGAAAGAATAACCCTTCTAGCTTTAGAAACTCCGTTAGCCATAATTGCACTAACTTGTGGAGTATCTGTTCTATTTGCTAGGAATTTTGCTGAGAAGGAAGGAGCGTCTCCTAAACCCGATTTTTTAATGCCAGCCATGTAACCTCATGTTCCACTATACCTTCTACTAATACACTAAATATCATATATCATTGAAACTTAAGTATTATCACAGCCTTCTGGGAACATACCCGGCCAGCACCATTGGCTTATTTGCATTTTTAGTTGTTTGTAGCAATGGGTTATTGTTAGTAAAACCTCGGCTAATAATGAACTTATATGCCAAATAAGCATTCAATAGTGCCATGAATCCGTCGTTTGGAGTGCCGCCCTTAATATAATGAATAGAATGATCTCCATATTTTGAAATGGTTGGTTTCAATTCCATGCTAGCACAATGATCAACTAACCAACCTACCTTTTCAAAATCGCCATATGGAAATCTAATCATTCCATTTTTCATTTGCTCAAACATCTCTCCAATGTAATGGTCTCTTTCAAAAATAATCTCTTTAGGGAAAGCTTCAGCATTGAACTTTACATAGTCATTAACTTTGTTATGAGCACGTGATACTAGATACTTATCTCCATAAGCCTGGTGCATTATATATGAGAAGTCATTAGAGTAACCAATATCTCCAATAGCCAAGTCAATACTATACTGTCTCATAATCTGATCTATAATGCCCTTTTTACTATCTATGTCATTACGCTTAAACTTGGTAGCGAATTCAATTGACAATAATCCTGGACCCTTGGTAAGCAAGACTACTGCTGTGCTGTAAGATTGACCTACCTGTTTGGAAGCGTCTGGATTTGCCAATTGTTCCAAGTCTGCACGAGCACCATAGTCAACTCCCAAAACTGCAAATTGCCCTTGACTTGGAAGAATTCTTGCACTGAACTTTCTTTCACGGTCAGCACACTTCTCTCCAATTTCCTCTGGAGTAATTGGGCTAGAGTCGCCTTGGAAGAATTCTCCCAAAACTTCATTCATGTATACTCTTTCAGTATTAACTGGATGTCTGCCTGGCTTTTCCTTATCGATAGCTTCTCTTGTAAACATTGGCATGTAAAGCTGATTGATGTGAAATCCAACCATCTCACAATCTGGATCGTCTGGATCTTTAAGTGCCATCCATTTACCACGTTCTTGAGCTGCTAGCTTATCTTGTTCATAATCGCACTTAGGACATTTAACAATTTTTTCTCTGATCCAAATTTTCTCCCAATCATTAGACTCTGGAGTATATAGTGGAAAATGTTCTTTACAGTTTTCACATCCAAGATAATAGTATTGTTGTGAAGACTTTTGCCACATTTTGTGAAAATCAGAGCCCTTACGTCTTGGAGTTCCAAAATATACTTGAACTCCTTTTGATGGCTCGCCATACTTGGCCGTTGTTAAAATCTTAAGAGCATTTCCCATGGCCTGGCTAGTTGTCTTCTGAACTTCGTCAAAGAAAATAACGTCCGCTGTACGACCCATGATACGGTCAGCATCGATACCAGTTGACTCAATCCATAAATGGTTTCCGCCCTGAAATTGCTTAAAATGTAATGAGTCATTGGTTGCAGTAGATTGATCTAATAATTTCTGCATGTAAGACTTTGGACGAGTTCCCTTATTTTCTTTGGAGCCGTCTAATATCTTAGCTTGAGTGATCATTTGGTTTAGCTTAGTTTTAGAGTAAGCCGCAGCTAACTCTAATTGTGGAAAAGCGTGGATAACACGAATTGGTGGCCTGAATCCATCTCCAAAAAGTCCGCAGCCCATGAAATACATTTCAAGAGCACTGGCCATAGTAGTTGCTCCAACTTGACGGCCCTTGACCATAATAACTGGTTTGGCTTTTGGCTCTAAAGCTTTGATTCCGATGTATCTATAGATATCGGCAAATGGTTTATACCCATTACCATGGAGAGTAAAATCTTCTCCGTCCAATGTAAGATGGGTCTCTGCAAATGTTACTGGATCTAACATCAGGAGTTGTTTTCTTAGTTTATCAAAAATTTCTTTACTTTCAACAGATAGAGTGTGCATACTAAAATGAAGACATATTCAGTGTAATGCTATCTACGAAAAAACGCAGTCAAAAAACATGTTCCAAATGTCGTGTTTTGCTAAGCCAGCGAAATTGGCCTAGATATGACCAAAAAATAGGCCGTCGCATCTGTAAAGCTTGCCGAAAAATTGAAGACAAAAAGTACCACAAATT